GTTGTAACAAATGATTTGCTATTGTCAACGTGATCGAGATTTGCAATGGCGGCGTAGCGACAAACGTCAATTGGATCTTTCCACGCTTCTTTAAGCCCACCTTCGCCAGTGTATTCAGAGAGTGCTTGAATGATGTTCTCGCAGTCGCTGCTGACGTAAAAATGCGGTCTGTTGACGGAATCCAAAGGCCGAGCGGTATCCCATGACATCTTGCCGATCAATGCTTGAAGCCCGTCGTCAATATCAAGCCCCGGTGCAGGGATGCAAACCATTCCTGATTCGCTTAGGTCTTCAATGATCGAGGAAGAACCGTCTTGTGCTTGGTATTTTGCGGCTCCAAGGCGGGGGTCGATCAATCGCTCAAATATCTCCTCGTCGCCCTCCATCTCTTGAATTGCCTCGATGTAGTCACGAATACCAAAGCCTTGCCCCTTAGCTCCCGGCCCCGGCATCCACTTCCCGCTTTTCCATTCAGCCCAGTCACCAACGTCAACTCCCGGCCACTCGCGGTAAACCCAGAAGGTTCCGCTCTCGTCAATGGCAATCCAGCACATGAACCAGTTCTTCGCCCCAGCAGGGTCGATAACGTGATAGCGCGTGATGTTTTTGGTCGGGATAGAGGACGGGGGAACCACGTTTACAACCTTGTTAAACTTAGGGAACTTGGTTGCCGCCGCTTTTGTTGGGATTCCATAGGCTCTGATTAAGATTTCCTCTCTTGTTTTTCCAAGTAATGTTTGTTTTATCCGATCATAACCACCAAACGGATTATCTTGAGAGTGGAAGTAATGAATGGTTCCCTTGATGTTTTTGCATTCTAGGATCGTGGGGACGATTTCGTTGTTTAGCAATTCCGCCTCCCTGCTCTCAAGAACCTTAGCCCCATCGAGGTATTGCTTTATTAGCTCAGTATATCCAAAAATTGGAGTAAACGTAAGCATCATCTTGCTGTTTCTGGTTGCCAACCGAAATCTTAACGTATCAACCAGTTCAGGGCCACCAAGCATTTCGTCGCACCAAGTCCCAATGTTAAGCCACGTCGCTTCTTTAGATCCAAGCTCCGCTCCCTCTAAAATGGTTGAATTGTTTGCGAAGGCAGCGTAAGTCTTAAATGAAATGCGCGATCCGTTTGGCAAAATCAAAGAATTGTCAGTCCACCCGTTCTTTCTTGAATAAGAAAGATATGTGTTTTGACTTGTTTGCTTGTTCTTAAATTCCGCTGGCATCCAGTCATATACCGCCGCTTGTTGCTGCCGAATTGATACCTCGGCGTTTTGTGCAAAACAAAAGATGTCGGAATTTGGGTTTTCAATAGCCGCCTTGACTACAAAGTATGCCCCTACTTGAGTTTTTGAACTGCGATTCCCACCGCTAATAAGTGCTTCGTTTCTTGTTTCAAGGCATTTCTCAAGTTTTTTCCAGTTTTCAAACTTCCACCCATATCTAAACGGATCTTTTGCCGCGTTCCGAATAGCCTCTTCACGAATTTGATGGAATTCCATCAACTCTCCAGCATCCATGTAAGCTATTTCCTCATCCGTAGGAATGGCTAGGATTGGATGCTCTGTCCACTTCAACATTTGGCAAACTCCCCTCTGACCTCTTGAGCCTTACGCATATACGCATTTGCCGCTTCTTCCTTGGTTTTGAACCTTCCTAGATTGACGCTTTTCCGATCAACCATAATTTGCCCTCTCCATTTTTGCGTTGTCTTACAGAAAACCACTCCTTTCATCCCAGAAGTATTATTCTTATTACGACCACGGTTGAACATGTTTTCAGATCGGCTAGCCAATCTCAAGTTGCATATCTTATTGTCAGACTTATCTTCGTTTATATGGTCAATATCGCCAATAGGCCATGAGCCATTACAAAACGCCCAAGCTAATCGGTGAGCGTAATGCGGCTTCCCATTGATCCAAATTGAAACGTATCCGCGCCAATTTGCGTGTCCCGCGACATCTCCAGCACTACTTGTTTTCGTTTTGACCTTCCAAGTAAAAATTCCGGTTTCTGGATCGTAATCCAAATAATTGGATACATTCTTGACATCCAGTATTTGTTCTGGCTTATTTTTCTCAGCACTTTTCATAGTCATTTATGTTTTGTGTTAAAGCGTCTTCTGGACCACACATCCGGTTGACGCTTGATTTTTATCAGAAGCTATTTGGTTCGTCAATGATTTCAACATCAATGGCATCACTCTTGATCTTACTGGCAATCCGAGCCTTTGCATCAAAAATCATTTTAGCCGCATCGTCAATACTAGCCCCCTTGCGATGCTCCACGATTGAGGACGCCATTCCGGTCAGTTGAGCGGCTTTATCGGTCAGGATGCCCACCGTTACGGCTAGCTTGTCCGGGCTGATCTTAGCAAGCTCCTCTGGATTATCAAATAGTTGCTGGGAACGCTCAAAGAGCAAATCGGTGTAATCTTGCGCCGCAATCGCGTATCGCATCGAGAACTCCTTGCGCTTTGTCTCCAGCGTATCGTTGTGCCGCCATTGCAGGCCCCTGATGGTCTCTCTGCCGAGTCCCGTCTTCTTTTGGATGTCGGTTATCCTCGCGCCTTGTGCAGCCAGCCACAAGGCCATTGCAGCCTTGTTTGGGGCATAGTGTTCGACGCAGTTTGAAGGGTTCAGCTTTGCACGTTCCTTGACCTCAAGAAACCACGCGGACTTATCTTCTCGCTCGTCAACGTAATCGGCTTTCAGCTTCTCATTGGGGTCTTCGGTGTCCACAAATGTTTCTACTTCAGTTTTGCCGCAATAGCAATAGATTTTGCTGCGGGAAGCAACCTCTTGTCGGTTTTCACGAGTCCACTAGTTTTGATCTCAACGCCAACCTTCTCTAACTCCCGCCGCAGGGATGGTGTTACGACATTATCTTTGATGACAGTGCCTTTAGGTATTGACTTAGAAATGAGACTGGCAACTTCGCTATCTGGGACGATCCGCTTGATCTTGGCGTAGCGAGACAGGTTCACCATTCTTCCGCCAGCCCACTTATGCTCCCCAACTGCCCGTTTTGAGCCTTTTGCTTGGTATTCGTCATTAGCAGGGATCTCAACCTCAACCGTGACTAAGGGCTTCTTGTAGGCAGCGGAGAACTGATCGTTCAACGGGTTTGATGATGAGTGGAAATACGGAGCGTAGATCGCCCATACATCATCTCCATTTGGCCCCTTCAAGCGAAAGTTTCCAGCGTTCCTTCCTGTCGTTGGAACAAGGTCTGGACGCTCTTCTGCCTTCATCCATTTACCAATCTCTTCTGGTGGTCTGCGACTCTTTCCGATAGACGTAGACATCGGTGGATACAGCTTCCCGTCGATCAACGCCATTGCACGATAACGTGTAAGTGTTGGCTCATTATCTAGCTTTTCTGCGGTAGCATTATCCACAGTAGTGTTGGTTTCACCACTCTCTGGCAAGTATCTCATCTGCCCAGTTTGCGAGAGCTTCCGCATCTCTGGGGTAATGTTGACACGCCAAATTGGGACGCTTCCAGTCTCAGCTTCCTCGCCGCTCATGATGTCAGCTTCTGTGGATTGCTCAAGATCAGTTTTCTCCACCTTCCCACCCCATTGTTTGACATACTTACCTACCTCCTTTGGCTGCATGGTGTCGTAGAACCCACGCATGCCAGATCCGCCTATCTTGAGGTCGTTGCCCCTTAATGTCATCTCGTCAGCGGCAGCTAACCCAGACCCCCAAGCGGTTTCTGATTGCGGTTTACCCTCTCCCGCGAGTATCCGCGCAGCAACATCCTTGCCTATTACGTCTTCAAGCGTCTTGCCTTCATACGCAGCAGAGTTGCCTACTCCAGAAACAATTCTTCCGTTTGCATCCACCCCGATTACTACGGTGCGGCCCTCCAGTAGTTGTATTGTAATTCGCTTGCTTCCATCTGGATATCCATCAAGTGGCTTGTGCTTGATAAAATCAACGCTCTTGCTCAGATCGAACCGCTCATTCTGTGTGTCACCCACAGTCCAGCCAACCCAGTCCTTGCCACTGTCCACTGCATCACGCAGCAAGCGTTTGAATAGCTGCAAAGGCCAAGTGGTGCGGAAGGGGGCGTCTGCTATCCCTTGTGTTTCAAACTTAGCACCTAGTTCATCCCATCTAGCTTTGTCCTCAGCATTGAGTTTTACAATTCCTCCATTTCGCTTGGCTTTTGCTTCTAGTGATGCAATTTCTGCTTTTTCTTCTGGTGTCAGTGCATATCCTTTCTTCCTGCCCTCCTGATGCCTGTCGGACTGGAACTCCTCAGCAAACAATCCTTCCATCCCGTTTGCATCTGTGCGCTCGTTGGTCCGCATGTGGGCGACGTAGTTCGGGATGTCGGGGAAGTGGGAGGAGGTATATTCAGACTTCGCCCCTGTTCCGGGAGAGCGGAGCCTATCTTTTTCAAGATAAGCGATGCCTTTGTCGGTTGCTTCTTGTTCTGATGATTCCTCAACTAGAAGTCTATTGTCTGGAGAGAACACCCCCCATTTGCCACCGAGTCTGGGGCGTATGGAATATCCTTCTGGGAGTTTTGTGATTTGCCCCTTATCAGTGAGAGGCATGGCCAGCACCACCTCGCGGTAGTTCTCGCCGCCGGGGAGGACGTATTGGGCGAATTCGGATTCCCGTTGCGTCGATTCAAGCTCTCGCGTCCTGCGCCCAAACTCTTCCGCTGTGATTTCTCCGCGCCCCATCATCTCTCCAAGCATGGCACGTTGCCGGTTGTATTGGTCGGGGCCTGTAAGTTCAACTTCCTCAAACCTCACTTTTCCCTCGTTACGAAGGTAGTTAAGCAGATCCTCCTTGGATACCTTGCCGTCCTTCTCCAGACTCGCTAGTGCCTGCTCAACGCCGCTCCACTTGATCTCGTCTGCCTTGACTCCACTTCCCCTCGTAGGGTCGATGGTAGCCATGACCTGGGCCACTGTGGCGCGGTTCGGCACTTTGTCAGTGATGACCTTGTCGAGTTGAGAGTAGAAACCATCCTCGTCCACGCCCTCTGGCATGAACCTCGTCTGCGATGGAGCAGGGGCTTCACCCTCTGGCATCTGGCGTTGCTCAGGCATCTTGACTTGGCTTACGGCCTCGTAGCTGAAGGGCATCGCTGGATATTCCTGCGGAGACATCGGGACAGCTTTGCTCACGCGATCTGCACGATAGGTGCGGTAGACGTTGTCTTTGCTTCTTACGCCGTCAGCGAGCAGCATTGGGTTCAAAACTGCCTGCTCCTTTTGGTTAAGCAAGCCAAACATAGTGTTGATAAAGTTCTTGCGTTCGGTCGCCTCTACCGCACCATACTTTGCCTTGAAATGCTCGATACTATCAATTCCATCCTTGTGGAACTGCATCATAGCCTGAGTGTCACGCAAGATGAGATCCACGTTCCCTCCGTATAGCTTCTTGCCACGTTTGCTCTGCGAGCGTTTCTGGATGTTTTCGTGGAGCTTGGTTACTGACATCAGGCCAAACAATAAGTTGCCCGCCTTAGATACGGCAACGGAAACTGGGACAGTGTCACGAAGAGTCGCTCCTTGCGGCTTGTATACGGCCTTCCCAGCCCTGTTTCTCGTTGTGGCAGGGAAATTTATCATAACCATCCGATCACCGTTGCCATTGCGGATCAGTTTGTTGACCTCCCTAATTATACGTTTTTGCTCTGGATTGTATTTGTTCTTGGCAAACATTTCGGAGAGGACATCGTTTGACAACCACCCCGGTTGGAATTCGCCATTATCATCTACAGATGCCTCTCCTTTTTCTGGCGCGTAGTTCTCTGCTTTCTTCCGGCGAAGGACTTCCACTGCCGTAAGTCCAGCAAGAGCGCGGCTGAGTTCTGTCGCCTTATCAATGGCTACTGGCTTTCCGCCCTGCATGATCGGCCTACCATCATTGTCAACATTCACAAGCGGGTGTAGCAGTTCAGCGTCAATGCCGCTAGCGGGGTCGAGCAGGATAGGTGCGCCAGAATCCGGCTTATCACTCATCAATGGATCAAATTGTCCCGGAGCCAGCCCAGAGCTTCGCCTGTTCATCTCTCTAAACATTTTCGCCGCGATGGGGTCGCTTTTCACGCCCTCCGATCCAAGGAGTCCGTTACCAGTGACCCATGATCCATTTGCGTCAATAGCTCCTCCGCTCTTGAAATTGAGGTCTTTGAGGACAGGAATTCTTGGGAGAACTGTTTCAAGAATGCTTCCCAGTTTCCTCTTGAAAGCCCCGCCACCCGAAATCGCACCAAGCTCACCGCTTTCGGCCATTGCCGAATACTGGTCAGCGTGTTTTTCGATGAAGTATTCCACTGCAACCTTGTCTAGTGAATAGATAGCGTCACGCTCAGTGTCCGTCATCCCTTCCGCCCCAAGTCGCTTGTAATATGCGTTCTTAAATGCCTCGAAATTAGGATCTAGTTTCCCGTCTCTTGAACGAAACAATCCGCCAACAGTGTTCTCTTTAATGTCACCAAGGAACAGTGCTGAAATCCCTGATTCCATGTTGTTCTTAATGATCGTGTGATGAAGCGTCTCATGAGCAACCAACGCCTTGATTGGGTTTGTCGACCTAACATTGATGACGGCAGTGTTAGTATTCGGGTCATACCTACTAGCCCCAGAATCTTTGAACGAATAATTCAGCGTTGGGTTAGCAATTGCGTATGTGGAGATCGACCTGCGAGTGCTAGACGGTATCTCTTCAAATAAAGCCTTCTGCTTCGCATCCGTGATGTCTCGCCGGAAATTGAGTTCGTCACCAATGCTGAGTTCTCTCATCCGCCTATTGGTCCCCATGAACGCCCCTCCAGCAGCCGCAAACGAACCACCAATCACAAGCGATTCGGACGCTGCCCTGTATAACGTCTCCGGGCGCATGTCAGCACCGTCTGAAAGGTATTCAAACATCAAGTCTGCTGGGGCAGCGGCAGTGACCCCTCGCCCAACACGGCGCAGCACATCAGACGTGGCTCCACCAAGATCAAAGGTGTTGAAAGTGTGCGCGATCCCACGATTGAGAGATCCCGGAGCTGTGTGGGCAGCTACACGCTTCCAGAACGGAATTTGTCCGCGCACAGCTTCCATTTCTTTCCCTACATATCGGAACAACTTCCCGTAGTTTGACAGTGCTTTACCTGCTTTTAATACTGCCGCGCCACCAGCAATCGCTCCGACAATAGGGCTTCCGGCTAGCCCCACAACGCCAGCAGCACCAACCGCAGCGGTATACATTTGATCAAGCCCTCGCTCTTGCAAGAAGTTGGTGGTTGCATCATCAATTTTGGAAATCGTGTTTCCAACGCGCTCCAACGCTCCCCCAAGAGCCTTGGCTGGCAAAGCTCGCAGTTTCCTGCCCGCCTCCATTGTCTGCAATGTCTTTTGGGCATACGCCTCGGGGATTCTTGTAGCAAGACTATTCCTCTGGGCGATCAGACTGTCTAGCTCTGACGTTACCTTTGGAAGTGTGGATCTGATTTGGTCAGCACTCTGGGTGATCCGCGAAGCAACCGTTGATGCTTGATTGGACCGCATCACTAGACTCGGGTCGGCCCCCACTCTTGACGCTATGTCGGAACTCAATCTGTTCGCCACCGCAACAGTAGCGGACTCTTTAGCCAACACGGCATTTGCTGCCTCAACAGCAGTCCTGCCCTCTGCAATAGCAAGGTCTTTGACTGCGATTTGAGCCATTCTCTTCTGGGCCGTAAGGCTCAGCCTGTTTGCTAATGGGGCCATCCTAGCGGCTTTTACGGCGACTACTCCCGGAACGAAGTTCGCCGGATCTATTGCAATTTGTGCGAAGGCACTAGATCGCTTGTATTGCTCGTTAAAAGCCTTTGCACCCATGCTGCTTTTCGCCGCAGCAGCTGTTTTGGTCATGTTGTCAAAACCAAGAACCGTCTCTGCGATTTCTCCTGCTTCCAAGTTCGTTATGTCCTGCTGCGTCTGCCATTGACGCTGCATGGCGGAATACATTGCCTGTTCCGCTTCATCCTCCATGCCTACCGGGAGGATGCCATAAAGTTTTTCTCCAATCCATGCGGCTCCAACGTCTGCTATCCCGGCCCACCCGGCAATGTTCTCAACCGTTCCCTCTATCACGCCAAGTCCGCTAGCCGCCATTTTGTCACGAAGCTCCTTTGGTCGCCTGTCTGTCTGACCGAACAAGCTCGACCATGTTTGACTATTGTGCCAAAGGGATTGTGCCTCTTGGCCGATACGCTCAGTGCCGCCAATTGCCGCATCCTTAAGCAACCCTACAGTTTCCGCCGCCATCTCGCCAAATGACGCGTTTGGGCGGATAACCTCGTCGTCCCACAGTATCTTGAATGCCTTAAGGTTTTCTGGCTTTCCCACATCCTCCGTCGGAGTCATATACGCCTGACCCTTTTCCGTGATTGTCCCGTTGTCGTCAAACATTCCCGCGCCGACAAGGTTGTAAAACAACTCCCCCTTCTCGGTTGGTTTCATGTCGCTGTCGACATATCCAAGTGCTTTGATTTTATCCGCACTTAATGGTTTCGAGAACACATCCAACGATGAGGTGACTATTTCCCCAGACTCATCACGAAGAGAGTCGTTCTCAGGTTTACTAGCGTCAATTACGGCTTGCTCATATGGGGTCACGCCAACCATGTCTCGGTCGCCAACCGTTTGATACTGGTTGACCAGATTGGACAACATCCTTGGCTGGTCTTGTGGCGCAACCATGCTTTCCCGTTGAGGCGTGACAGTTAAGTCCTCGACTTCAGCGACGGGCTGCGGCGTGTAAAAATACTGCTCTAGTGGAGACAGGTCACGGGCAACAGGCTCATCTAACGGCTTTCCATATGACTCAACTAGCGTTTCTGGTTGATAGCTCTTGAGCTTGGTTAGCGTTCCGCCAACATCACTAGCCAGAACGTCCAGTGCTTTTTTAGTTTCTTTATTAAACGCGGACTTTTCGGCCTCGGGGACGTTAAACGACATTACCGTGTTGGTGATTGTGGATATGGTTGCGAAAACTTATTGAAATATGTATTTGAACTAGTGACTGTTGGTTGCTGAGTTTTCACTGGTTCGGCTTTAACCTTGTTCTCGATACTCATCTCTTTGCCTGTTGACTTTTGATACTGATCAATTCTTGAGACGATGTCGGACCTGAAGTTTTTAAGTGCCTCTTTCGCCGTGTCGTCTCTGGTAAATACTCCTAGCGGTATCAGGTATTTTTCCGCTGAAGCGACTTCTCCTTCTCTTGCCACCGAGGTCGGGTCAACCAGTTTGGCATAAGAAATAGCCATTTGATACGGAAGCTGCTTCAAAATTGCAGATCCAGCAGGGTCCACTGTTTCAGATGTGCCGTATTTATTAATTGCGTCACTCAGGGAATCGGCATATCGAAGCGCAGCCGCAGCATTCTGCTCAAAAGTAATGTTAGCCTCTGTCTTTTTGGGCGCAGCGTCCTCCTTCACTTCAAGTATCGGCATTGAGGATTCAGCCAATCTAATTGCCTTATCTGGGTCGTATTTAGCCAACTCAGTAATCGTCTGAACCAATCCCGGATCAATTTTGTTGCCGCTTTTTATCGACCTATCCATCAAGCTGTTTACTGCTGAAATTGATGCTGCAGTTGTCGCCTCCGCAACCTTCTTTTTGCTAGGGTCTTCTGGTGGAACATAATCAGCAGTATCTGGCTTTGGAGCCTTTTCATAATACTCGTCAACAGTTCCCAGTGCGCTCTTAAACGAGTTGAAATCTCCCGATCCAAGCGAGTCAGCAACGCTCTTGGCAAGGACATCAGCTTCCCCAACAAGACCTCTGCGTCTCATTATTTCTATCTTGTCAGATGCGGCCCTGATTTTGGCCCTTGTTTGAGGACCAGCATTTTTCGGAATTAAATTAAGAAGATCCATTTGCTTTGTTTTTTATTGATCCATGCTGTTATAATCTTCACTACCAGCACCACCTGCGCCTGCAGTTTGTGCGCCCATCCGAGCTTCGCGTTCGCGGGCTAGTTCCATTGCTGACTTCATTTTCATCATGTTTAGCGAATTTGTAATGAAATCTCCAGTTTGGCCCGCAATAAACGACCTTTCATCCAATGAGACATTCTCATCGCGGATTTGATCTTTGTATGGCTGAAGCATACTGGCCATTTCTGGAAACAGCTTCAAAGCAGCGTCAATCTGAATGTCGCTTTGCTTGATTAGCTTTTTCTTTTCGCCTTGTTGCTTGAAGTAGTCATCAGCTTGACCCACGGCTTGTCCAATAGCCTGCATCGGCAAACCAGCCGCTTCTATAGCACCAGCATAATTTGGTTGCTGATACCCAGTAAATCCGATATTTCCGCCCGTAAGTGCCATGATTTTTATTTGTTAATAAGCTCCAGAACTACGGGCAGCGGTCATGGCGTTGTTATTACCGATTCCTGCTAAATATCCACTGCCCCCACCCATAATACCTTGTCCTGCGGACTGCCCCAGACTGCTCATCATCCCCGAAAACCCACCGCTTCCCATTCCAAGTCCTAGTGATAATCCGCCAGTGAATGGAGCCGCAGCAAGACCGATCCCCTTGGTGATAAGCCCCATTGTTTGCGCTTTGCGTTGTTGGTCCGCTTGGAACTTGGCCATATTATAAGCATCCATCGCGGAAGCCCGTTGTTGTGCAAACCCAAGTGGGGCGTTATAGTCGAATTCACCAGAAGACGCTGGGCCTCCCGTAAGTGCCATCCCAAGCGTTTGTTGACCAGCTTGATACGAAAGTGGTGATTGCCCCAGCAAGCTCAATCCGGGCGCAGTATAAAATTGCTGTGCTGCATCGTATGATCGTCCACCAGCTTGAGCAGCTTCAGCGCGTTTACGAGCCATGACATCCTCACGCCCCATTGCTTCGCTGACGATACCTAAGTTGCCACCAAGCCTTCCAGCGGCTTGGAACGTCTCTCGCGCTTGTTGCTCGTATCCCCGACGCTCTTCTGGAGTTACGCCTTGTGCTGATGCCCTAGCTCGTTCTGCTTCAGACGCAAATCCTTGAACAACGGCAGCTTGCTCTGGAGACATCGCCTCCATCAATCCTCGCGCAAGACCAGTCTGCCCGGTCATTTGTCCAATTTCCCCAGCACGAAGCTGACCCAGAGTTTCGCCCGCCCGCTGACCAGTCGAAAGCTGTAACGCCTCTAGTCCGGGTTGACCCCCAACACCACCAAGGAACTGTCCGGTCTGCCCAAACATTTGGGCCATGAGTTGTGGGCCAAGCTCTTCTTGTAACTGTAGCCACTTAGGAACTTCAGCCCCATAATAACCAAGCAATTTGCCTGATTGTTTACCAGCAAGATCCAGCGGGTCTTTCGGTTTCGGCACTTTAGGTGAACTTCCCATATTCTTGTATTATTTGAGTTTTGAGTAAAATTGTTGCATATTGTGAACCCTCACGCGAGGAGAATTCTTAAATTCACGCCGGAATGCGATGTATTCAAAGTCATCGCGGAACTTTCTAAGAGCTTTTCGCATGTCACCAGCGCACATGGTGACAAAGAGTGTGTTGGAATGGTGAATTTCACAGGCTTGCTCTGGGGATTCTTCTCGCGAGTAGAATCCAAAACAGAAGCTATCGGCATCAGAAACGACAACGCCAAAGCATAAGTGCCAATACAAAAGTTTATGAAAGTCTTCGCCATATATTTCTATTGCCTTAGCTAAATATTGGTTCATTAAATCTTAATGCAATAAAGCATCGCGATGTTTACTGGACGAGTATCACCGGGAATTGTTGGAACGCTTGCTGTTTTGGTGATTGATTTGTCAGTAGCAACTGTAATCTGTACACTGTTTATAGTTACTCCAGTTACTTCCCCACGAGGCCCTGTTTGACCATCGCCATCGTCTTTGACAAAAGAGAAATCATTATAACCTGCATAAGCAGCTTGTTGTGCGCCAAAAGACCCAGAAGATCCTCCAAAACCCCGAACAAACCGCCCGTTTAAATCAGGAAGATTGAATGTCGTTGACCCATCACCAGCACCATAAATGGTAGAAATGGCAGAAAACAACGATGCGTAAGTTGTGCGGTTGACAGCGGAACCGTTTGCTGCAAGCCAGCCAGTTGGGGCTGAGTTCATAGCGAACGGCATAATAGCACCTGTTGGAACAAGCATATTAGACACTTTTGCTTGAGTTACAGCACCATCTTCAATAGCAATTGTTCTTACTGAATCATTTGCCAATTCATTTGGTGTAATCCCACCAGCCGCAATGGACAGTTTTCCAGAAGCAACTGCAAGAGTTGTGCCAATGATAGCATTAGCTGTAATCGTGCTTTGATCGAGGATGTTGTTCATCTTCGTGCTAGTGATTACGTCGGTAGCCGTAAAAGTGTAACTTGTATCAATTGCGCCCATGCTTTATTTCTGTGAAATGATTTGTCTATTGGTGACGGAACCAGCCACCTTTACTGAGTTGACCTTGGGTGATCCGATAGTCCTTGTCAAGATCATTGTTCCTGTGAAGCCCCTGATGCCACCCAACCTACACCGGATGCTTGCTGTTTCAGCCTCAGTAGCTGTGCTAGGGGTAAGTAATCCACCTAAGAAGGTTGTGGTCGTGCCTATAAACTGAGAGTCGTCAGGGTCTTCAGCTGCAAACGCAATGTCATATTCCGAGTTTTGACCGGAAAGAGACTGGATATTGACCTGTGCGTCTGTGAATCGCTTACGTTCCATCGTTCCAAGGTCATATCCGCGAGTGATAAGCGTTGAATTAATTGATGGTGATACGATTGAATTGGAATTATTCACGTTAAGTATGTCATTTGAGCCTTCAGACGCTTCAATTTGGTGCAAACCGCCATTCGATGTTACCGCATAGATATTATTTCTCTCGTTAGCACTGCCAATCACAAAGTCTTTAATCAAGAATCGAGAGTCTCCAAAGGTATCCAGTGATTCCCACCCCTTGTTTAGAAAGTTATATACCAAGATCGCGTTGTTTCCGTAGGAATCGCCCGCCCCCGGAACTGAATCTAGAGGGACAGCAAGATAATACCTGTTTTCAAACAAGACTCCCACTGCTCGGTCAGAGTAATCAGCATTGATCCGGTCGATATACGGCTGAATGTTCTTGGAAAGCGGCTCTTCAGTGCCTCGCAGGTTGTAATCGTTAAGGAACTCAATCCCATAAACGCCATCGTCAGATAAAAAGAGCATTGCATTGCCACGCATGACAACAGACTTGCGGGCTAGACATCCAATCTCAGATGTAAGCTCCTTAACGGTAACGTCCAGAAGGCTTCCCAGCGTCCCCTTAACAAGATGAAGGCTGTTCCGGTTCAGGACAACCAACCCGTCGTCATAGAAGCCGTGCATTGCAACAACAAAGTCTGCTGTTCCACCACTCACACGGAATTGGTTCTCGATCTGGTCAAACGTAGTAGTGTCTAGAATATCTGATACGGATATTTCATCGGTAATCTTGCGGCTAGTGTATACTGGCACATTGTAAGCCCCCGACTGACTGTAATAGAACGGAACCCACAGCCTACGCTGGAAGTGAATGCCCCACGGTGCGCCCGGTTGGTGCATAAAGCCGCCACCTGCGCTGAATCTGCCACCGAACTCAAATGTATCAGCCGTAGTGCTTGTATTGTAATCTCCTACTGGCGCATACCACTTGATTGTGGTAGTTGTTGCCTCTACAACTTGATATTCTTTGCCAACCATTTCGGCAAAATCGGGAGTTGTTGCTTGACGAACAATAATAACATCTCCGACCTTAACCGTAACATTGCCAGTTACTGTTGCAGTTACGATTCCGCCGACCACATCTACGTATCTTTCCGTGATATTAAATGTCTGTGGCTG